CAGTGCATTTCCTGGCGTCCTCTATATCTACCTGCTTCAATAGTTCTATATAAGAATTATTTTTAGAAATTTTTTTATTTTTTTCGGAAATATTTTCAATCTCTTTCGTTAAAAACCGAAACTCTTTCTCTTCTTCTTCCGTATCAATTTCTAAATTTAACATTGGAAGTACGTTGGTATCTGTCAATTTGTTATCTGTCAACCATTTTTCAATTGTACTTACCTGACTGTTAAGGGCACTAACTTCTATAGAAATGTCTCTTGAAGCAGACTTAAACAACTCAAAAAGTTCAACATACTTTTCTAAAGATAAAAGCTCAATCAAGAACTTTTTTCTATTAGTATCTGTAGCTGTTAAGAATTGCAGACTTGCGTTTGTATTTTGATATACGAGTTGTGAAAAGGTCTTAAAATCTATGCCTATAACTTCCTGTATAGACTTATATGTGTTTGTAGCTGTATGACTAGATATATCCTCTCCATTCTTTTCGAATTTTACTTTTACGTTTGTTTTTCGATTTACAGTTATTCTATATTCATCGTTATCACGAGTAAAATCAAGAATTATATCATAGCCATTATTTACATAACGGTTAGGAATATCTGCTTTTTTAATTCCTTTTGAATTTTTATTATACAGAGCTTCTTCAATAATTAAAGGAATAGAACTTTTACCCATACCATTTGTACCTAGGATTTGGGTTAAAGTTCTTTCATCCAGCATTATTTCATTGCCGTCTCCGTAACTAAAGCAATTATTCCATTGCAACTTTTGAAGCGTAATCATTAAAAGTTCCTATAATATCTGGTATTCGTGCTTCTTCTATTTCTAGTACAAATTGCAAGTATTCTGTAAGCTCTTCTTGAATTGTCATTTCCTTATCAAGAAGTAATGCTGCTTCACTATTTCTTCTCACTACTTTTTTATCTAGTAGTTCTGAGTTTTTTACATCTGCGAGCTCTTGTATATCCCCTTCTATTTCATATATTGTATGATCGTAGTCAGTAGGTATCATTTCTTCTGTACTACTTACAGTCTTACGTATCAATTGTGGAAGGTCAAAAGGTTCCCATATCCAAGACCAATCGTCTGGATTTATAAGAAGATAACCAGTAGTTACGTTAGTTCTATGAAAGGAAGTCGTCATTGGACTGCCAGGATATACAATGTTACGCTGAGTATTACTATGTGCGTGTAGGTCTCCTGCAAATACGATAGGAAACTCCTCGAACCTGTCTAAGTCCACCTCTGGCTTGACATGGGGAGGTATCTCTCCTCGTACATGAGTAAACAGTGGTTCTGTCTGTATAAACTTTTCAATGCTTCCTTTTCTATGTAAGTCGGCGTAAGGAAGAACGCCAAAACCAAAATCGGAATCACGATATGAAATATCCACTATCTGTACTAAAGGGTTAATATCTCTACTTGCTTGTTTTAGCTGTGTAAAGAAAGTTTTATTTTTCTTGGTAGCTTCATGGTTTCCATCATAGATAAGCGTTGGAATACTTACTCCTCGTATAAAAGAAAAGTAAAGTTCTAGCTCTTCCATATTAGGAAGGCGATCAAAGAGATCGCCCCCAATAATGTGCATATTGCACATCTTTTCCAAGCTATATATTTGCTCGAAAAATAACTTGTACCTATCTAAAGCCCAAGAAACTGGGACATTTTTCTGTCCCAGTTTTATATGCCAATCGGCTGTAAAAAGAATCATGCAACGTCAAACTCTTTCTCTAGTGCTTCTTCGTCTACGTTAGCGTCATTGCTAGCGCCCTCTCGTACTCTGTCGAGTAACTCTTTTTGTGCGTCTGGAGTTGGACGAGGCATAACGTCATCCATAGACTTCAGATCGGCAATTAGTGCCAGCTCATCCTCATCAAGAGCACGAGACTTACACTTGAGTACCTGTACTTGATACTCTACATTATAGGGCAAAGGACCAGTCTTGACTCGCTTAAACTTGACATCCCAACCAGTTTCAGGATCGGTAGGATCGCCCAGATCTTCAGCAGCTGTCATGATCTGCTCAAAGAGCTTCTTCTTTAAGTTAAAGACTTTTAACTCACTATTGTGGATGCACTGCATAGCGTAGCTCCATCCACACTTCAGATCAGGGTAGTATTCACGAACCCAATCTTTTTCTTTATTATTAAAGCGCTCTTCGTCTCGATCAAAAGAAAGACATTCCAAAGGAATATTCTTTCCATTCTCGCCTTCGATCCAGTAAACGTAACGAGCCAATACGTCGCCTACAAGCCGAACATTATTGTCGCCGTCCTGTGGAACAAAAGTGTTGATTGAACTTTTTTGAGCTGCGCCCTTTGCTTTGTTAAATGTAAGTGCCATTAATGTATCTCCTTTTTAGATGGACTTCCTTCATATAAAAAATGTATTTTGTTATCTTTTACATCCAGTAGCCTGTTTTCGTAAATGTGTATTAAAGCTTCTTCTGGTACAACTATTGTATCTAGTGTTATTTTATTATTAGCATAGAAATCAGGAAGAGGACGCATAGCAGCAATCCCTGTATATACAGCCACCTCTCGAAAAGTATACTTATATCCATCGTATAGTAGTCTTTCTGGATGAACTAGAAAACTTGTACCATCAAAGTTTATCTGTGAATAAAAAAATTCTTTGTCATATTTATTCTTTGGAATCCTTTTTTCTACTAACATTCGTAGTATCCTTACAATATCTACAGGATCACCTGCCGCTGTAGAATAAATTTTCTTCCAATTGAATAATAACATATTATACTAAAATCTAACTTAAATGTCAAGAACTATTTTTCTATACTTGATTGATATGCCAACCCTGCTTCATATAGTACCCCATTCTATTTGAAGCCTGCTTCCGAGCAGTGTTCCCTTTCAGATGAATGTCTACTATTACTGGGGTCTTTTTTCCTTCTCGCTCTCGGATGACTCTTCCGATGAGCTGGGTGAGGAGGGGTTCATTGTTGATAGGGGTACCGAGTATAAGGACAGAGAGGGCATTGACTGATATGCCTTCACTAAATATCGCTTGAGTCCCAAAAAGAATGTTTTTATCGCCATAGTTTATCTCATTTAACAATGTTTCACGCTCTTCGTGAGGAACATCGCCTGTAACACATATTGCTTTTTCACCTGCTAGTATGGCACAGTTTTTCAAGAAATTTACTCGATCTGATACCACTAGAACTTTGTGTCCTCTTGCTGCATAGTAAGAAGCAAGCATTGCAACTGTGTGAATATATTCTTCGTTTGTTGCTAGATTAGTAACTCTGTTAGCCCAAGGTGTCCTGGCGCCATCCATAAACCTTATTTCTGACTTTATAATATCTACTTTTGGAGTCATAAAGTTTTCTTTTGGCGGCTTGAATACCTTTTGACTAAAGTAATCTCGAAAGACTACGTGTTTTCCATCTTTTCTTTCTATTGTACCACTTAGTCCAATTTTGTATCTTGCGTGATTTGTGTCGATGATCTTCGAAAAAGTTGGCGAAGATACGTGATGCATTTCGTCCAAGATAATTGTTCCAAACATCTTTCGAATTCGATCGATGTTTCTGTATAGGGTTTGGGTATTACCAACCACAATACAAGGATCAGTGTTCCAATTACCACTGCCAATAATTCCAGGAGTAAATCCATATACTTTTTCTACCTCTTTTGCCCACTGATTTCGCAGTGGTACTGTATGTGTTATAACTAATGTTTTCTGTCCTAGCTTTCCTGCGATTGCTAATCCTGTAAAAGTTTTTCCCCAGCTTACCCACGCATTGATGATACTGCTATCGTTGAGTTCGTCATAGACGGCTTGTTGAGACTCGCGGAGTACAAACTTAAAATCAGGAAAAGTAACAGGCACCATAACCCTTTTGTCCACCACTTCATATTCATTTGGTATTAAATCCGTTCTTCCAATAGGTATACTAACTAAATTATTCCTCACTCTTGCCATATTTTTTATTACAAGAGGAGGGTCTTTAGGATTAGGAGCAGGCACTTTGTATGTAAGTTCTTTACTTAGAACTTCTTTATACTCAGGCGTAACTTCTAATAATATTCTATTACTAACTACTGCTTTCACGAGCAACACAAACTGAAGTTATATAAGGCGTATAGGCACAGAGTCTTTCTCCTCCATATAGAGGCATTGTGCATTCTTTTTCAGTTACTTGAATGTCTGCCCACTGTAAGCAAGCACCTAAATCATCGGGGTCTGTTGTAATCGTGCATCCTGTAAGAACATAGAGTATTACTAGCACTATTACTACTATGTCTAGTCTTTGGCTAAGTTTCATACTTTTCGTCTCGTATCTTTTGGTTTAGTCTCAGCATAATCATATAGAAGCCAAGGCATATTATAAATATAAATTACTCCTGCCCAGTTGCAATCACTAGGCGGAGGACGGGGTATTATAAATTTCTTTTTCACTCCATTTAGTTCTAATAAAGAAGCTACTTGTTTCTTTGTTATCTTTCGTATGCTATGATACTTTACGGGACACATTTTAGTTCTTTCATATATAAAAACAGTTCCGGTTGTATCAATAAAGTATTTATCCCGGGATTTAATCAACCCTAAGTGACTGTCTAAAGACTTTTTTAAAGAAAACAAATTTTCATGAGGCGTTTGCAATCTTCGAATACCAAGCGTAGCTCCCTTCATATTTTTATCGTCTAGTATTAGATCGTCGAGAAAAAGCAGCCCATCCAAGAGCTGCCAGTTTCCATTTGGTAAATTAAATACTGGAAAAGTTATTTTTTCTATGTCTCGATAAGTTATAATCACAAGTATTGTTTTTCAAACTTACCCATTGAGTAGTCATCTCCTATCTCAAAGTCACATCCTACGGGCGCCCCAGGTATAGATATTCCTCTATCCATTTGAATAAATTTCTTTAACATTTCGCAGTAAAAGTCTATTTCGTCCTCTGGAACTTCTGCAAGAATAGAGTCATGCACAAGTGCGAAAATCTTAGACTTCATTCTTTGACTTTGAATAAATGCATTCATATCAATAGCACCTAAAAGGTTAATATCAGAAGCAGCAGACTGCACCAAAAAATTAAGACCACTCCTAATGCTATGAGACTTGATGCCTTTATCTTCTGATGCAACATTTGGCAATCTCCTCTTGCGCCCAAAGTAACTATATGTAAATCCATTCTGCTCAATAAACTTTTGATTAGTTTCAATCCAAGACTTTAGTTTATGAAAAGTCTTGAAGTAGTCATTGATTACTTCGGCAGCTTCATTCTTGGAAAAATATTTTCCACTATCTTTTGTTACTTGTTCGCTGATTTTTGCAGGGCCAGCACCATACATTATACCAAACGTAACAGCTTTAGCAGCTTGTCGTCGATCTGAATACAATTCGGCCACATCCTCTACAGGACAAGGCAGTTTAAATACTGTGTGAGCAATCGTACTGTGAAAGTTTCCTCCACTACGGAAAACATCCATCAGAGCCTCATCTTCTGCTAGTTTCGCAGCAACATATACTTCAGCAGTAGTTAAGTCCATTGCAACTATCTTGGACCCCGCTGCGGCTTTAATACATCCTTTTACAGCAGGATTATCACGAGGCAACTGCTGCATATTTAGCTTACCACTAGAGGATAAACGTCCACTGGTTGTGCCATGAAGGTTAAATCCTGTACGCAATCTTGAGTCACGATCAAGTTGTGGAATGATCTTGTCTAGATATGTATTTTTAATCTTAGACTTTTGACGAATATCAAGAATTAATTGAGGAACAGGAGACTGAGTCGATAGCTCTTTTAGAACTTCCGCATCAGTAGAGTCTGCTCCTGTCCCAGTTTTCTTGCCGGTAGGATTAAGTCCTAAGAAATCAAACAGTAACTTACGCAGTTGTAAAGTACTATTAGGATTGAACTCTTTTCCTTGAATCTGTTCAAACTTTCGTACTCGCTCATCTTTATACAAGGTGGCTATTGCATTATCAATATCATCTTGCATTATATTCTGAGCAGTATATAACCTCTTTTTATCAAAAGGAACACCATTATCTTGTGCGTCTGTCAAGAATCTAGTACCTGGGATTAAGATGTTATCGTATACCCAACACAATTTCTTATTCTGCTTTATCTTTACAAACTTTTCATAGACCATAAAAGTTACAACAGCATCCATAGCTGCATAAGTTTGCATTACCTCAAACGGAATCCACCCCCATTGAAAGTCTGCTTTGAGAATACCGTGCTCTTTTCTGTACTGATCGATCCAATCATACATGGGCTTCTCATAGTCCCCATAAGGAGTGAACTTCATAGCAAGCTGTTTCAGGCCATGAGTCCCGGGATTCTCATCTATAAGGTAGTGTAGCAGCATTGTATCTTCAAACTTTGGAAATTTAAAGTTGAAGTGATACTCAAAGAATGCCATATCAAACTTTGCATTATGAAAGATTACTGCTTTTTCGTTAAAAAGCTGTTGTAAAAGCTGCTCAGTAGTATCGTCAAAGCAGTTGGTATCAATATAAGCCCCACACTTGCCATTATAACTAAGACTAATGCCCAGCATATGACCGTCTCTAGGATAGAGCCCAGTTGTCTCAGAGTCAAGAGCAACATACGGGCATGGTTCTTTGATGGCACAACGAATAAATTCATTAGCCTCCTCCGTATCTTGTATTCCCCAAGCAATACTACTATCAATTACTGCATCTTCTAGCTCACCACGAATGTAACCAATAATATTAGCTTTGGAATCTTCCCACGTTCTACGAGCTTCTGGTTTGAAAGCAAGCATAGCAGGGTTAATTACAGGCAAAAACTTTTTCTCTACCTTTTTACCTGAGTATTCTGTTACTGAATTAATTTTAGTAAAGTACTTCAAAGCATCTGAGCCTACCAATATAACCCATTCATACTCGTCAGTATCAATTTCAATATCACAGTCTCTTTTCAAAACCTTTTTAATACTAGGGTCTGAACACAACTGAAACTGATCAAACTCGAAAGCTCCATCGAACTCTCGAGCAAAGTTTGTTCTTGAAGGTTTCGTCTCTATTAAGGCGACGTTAGCCATATAATCTCTCCTTTAGCTTTTGAACTTGAGATTGTATAAGTGCTCCAGGGTCTGTATTTTCTAGATATACATTTCTGGAAGTGAGATCAACTTTCTCGCACATATCTTTAACATTTTCTGCTGCTTTTTGTCCTGCTTCATCTCCGTCAAAGAATATATCAATATTAGTGACACCTTGTAGACTTAGCAAAGCTAGCTTTTCTTCATTTATATTATTTGTACCAAAACAACACACTGCATTACGCAGTCCTTTATCATGTAGATTTACTGCATCAAAGATGCCCTCTACTAAGATAACACTGCTCTTAATCGGAGATACTGTAGGAAACAATGGAAGTTTTACTCCGCGTGGAGTAATCATATACTTCGGTGTGCCTCCAGACATATGTCGTCCATTAAAAGCTACTACTCTACCACCTATGTCTCGTATTGGAAACACAAGACGCCCAACATGATCTTTATCATGGTGGGTAAATGCTTGAAAAGTTTTATAGGTATCAGCACTAATTTCTCTCCAGTTGCCCTCGTATGGCATATAACTTTTAGGAAATGAAAGTCCTGCACCTTCCGACATTTTCTGTCGTATTTTTTTCTTTAAATTTTCTCTACGAAGTTGTAGCTGATTCGCCTTTTCCCCGTAGAAATTAAAAAGATTACCTTTAAATCCACAAGCAAAACAATTAAATATACCAGTAATCTGGTCTATTCTCATACTAGGATTATTATCATCGTGCTCTGGATTAAGACATTGTACTAAATAGTCCTTACCCTTTGCATAATAAGGAATCTTTTTATCAACTAATAAATCTTCTACATTCATGCAAATATTGCTATTAGTAGAATAGCCCATAAAGAGCCAACAAACAAGATACCCATTAATACCTCATCCATACTAAAATCCTCATTAGCAGCAGTCATCGTAAGAGGCCCACTCATCATATTCGGTAGGCTCATCATAATTATCGTCATCAATAGTACAAAACCAAGGTCCGCTGTCGGGCGGTTCATACCACCAATCTTCTTCGTATGCATTGGGACAATGATAAGGTAGTGTGTAGCCATCCCCTATCATATTTTCCCCGCATTTGGGGCATATATCAGGATTTGCAATTAAAAGTGCATCGTGCATATCAGTTTTTTCCCATCCAAATAAGTGCCATAGTACATAAGCAAGCATTACCTTCTCATTCTTGCAATATCTTTCATTTCTTCTTCATTAATTATCGGAACTGCATTTGACTTGTGCATGGTTCCGATACCTTTAACAAGGGTTCCTGTGTACTGCTGAGGTTCCACGCGAGCGGCAACTCCAACTGTGTCGGGAACCGAGGGATACTCCTCGGCACCCCCGCGTCGATAATGTCGGTTATCGAGACGGACAGCCCTAATCTTGCGAGATACATTTTTTCTTCGCATACTTTTTTTCTTTCTTCCTGTGACATCATAAGCCAGTGATCCATATATCATTCCCATAAATAAAAAACTCCCGTGATCGGAGTATATATTATACTACAAATCGTCGGGAGTGTCAAGAAATATTTTTATATGTCCTGGATTTCTTCTCCGGTTTTATGAGAGGAGTCCTCTCTTTGATCCGGAGTCAGAGCATTCTCAGGCCCCATCTTTAGAGTTTCCCAGTCCATAGTGGAGGTAAAGTCTATAGGCTCATTATTTCTTATTTTTACGCACTTGAAAGTTACACAACTATCTTCATGCTGCCAAGGCTCAAGAGCAAAAGCTGCATCAGCAGCGTCTAAAATACCTTTTGCAAATCGAGCTTCACCCGTTGCATCCGTTTGATACGGAGAGAAGAAAGGTATTTTATACTCTTGTGCCATAGACTTTAGAGCTTTACTTACTTCTATTTGTTCGGTCCAATCGTACTGACCGCTTCTACTAGGAAGATTAGACCTCTTTACTTGATTGATATAATCAACAATAACTACACCAATATCCATAGAGGATTTTACTTTCATTTCAACTTCTGTTCTTATCTTACCCAACGTAAGAGAAGGATCGTAGATAACGTCTAACTGTGCTTCGGGATTAAGGTCACAGGTAGTAGTAAGTTTTTTATGAAAGTCATCGAACTTACGATGATCTCTATACTCTGAAAGAAGGTCTTGACCTCTTTGAAAACGACCAGCCCACCATTCTGCAACACGTTCCCATTCGGTTACACTAAGGTTTTTGGATCGTAGACGCCCTTGCGGCACCTCTGTAGCGATAGAGCAAAGTCTCTGAAGAATCGATCTGGAATCCATTTCGATAGTAAAATATAGTGCAGACTTACCGTCTTGGTACACTGAGTTTGCAATATTCGCACAGGTAAGAGATTTCCCTGCGCCCCGTCTACCACCTACAAGAATCAGATCCTTCGGGGAGAATTGAATCAGATTATCGTACTGTGTATTTAGACCAAGGCGCAGGTACTTTCCAAGCTCTTCTTCATCCTCAAATAGAGAGATACGTTGCATACTCTCTTGAGGTTCTTCAAGTTCTACCTTCTCTTCAACTCGAAGAATAATATCGTGTAGATGCTGGACACTTTCTTCCGCATCTTCAAAAGAAATGGAGTTTTCTACATAGTCATCTAACTCTGTCAGTATCTCTCTCTGAGTAAACTCGTTTTTAAGATACTGTAAAAGTATATATGGGTCTGTATCAACTTCAAGAGTTTCTATCGCATATATCTTATCAAGAGTAGAAGTATCTCTGGTGGATAACTTCAGCTCTTCGACAGATGGGAGTTTATGATACGACTCGCAGTGCTTATCAATAACGGAAAAAATAGTGTGGTACTCTTTCGGCAAATAGTGCTTACGCACATAGCTCCAGGTTTCAAAATCCTGTATGCTCAGTATTTGCTTGATGAGCGCACTAGCGACGTTCAATTATATCTCCCCAACGAACACGAAAAAACAACCGTAGCGGCTTCGCTACGGTTGCTATATTACCTAAAAGGTAATTACTCTGCTGCTTTAGCCGCCTTCGCAGCACCATCGTAGTCGGCTGCGGCCAAACCACGACGAGTCAGCATAGTCTTAACACCACGAGCAGTTTTGCCAATGGCTTCTGCAATTTGCTCCACAGTCATAGAAGCAATGTCGGCAATGTCCTCAAAAGGATCAGCTTTTGAAGTGCCTTTAGTGGTCTCTTGGCGAGGAATAGCATTGATATCGCCAGAACGAAGCAAGCTAAGAGCCTTACCACGAACAGAGTTTACTGATCGTCCAAGAGCTTCTGCAATAGCTTCGACGAATGCACCATCATTTACCATGCTGATAAAAGTAGCCTCTTCGTCGGGGGAGTAAGTCTTTACAGACTCAACTTTAGGAGCAGGCTTGACATGATCTGTCAGCTCCATAGAAAGGATCTTGCCCTGCAACTGCTTGGCAGAAAAAGCTCCATTCTCGAAATGATCTGCGATCTGAGCATAAGTATACTCACCGCTGTTCGCTTCGAGGAAAGAAACAAGAGTTGCCTCTTGTGACTCAGAGAAAGACTTGGAAGCGCGGGCAGATGCCAGCTCTACTTCGAAGCCCATCTTTCGCAGCTTAGAAGAAACAGAACGAGTGGAAGTCTCCAGTCGGTCAGCTGCTTCAGCTACAGTTTCTTGAGATACTGGAGACTCAGTTCCGACAAAGGAAGTAAGTTCTTCAGTACGCTCATCAGTCCACTTAGGAAGTGCCATATTTTTTCTCCAAATAGGATTGTAAATCCGTGATTATTTCAATACCAGATTCTCTGGCCTGTTTAGTTTTTGCCGATTCAATACCGCTTTCATTTATGAGAATCGTTACATCTTTTGTCAAGCTAGACTTTACTATATAGCCAAGATTGACGAGTGCTCCTTCTGCTTGAGCCTTAGTCTTAAAACTCTTAAGCCTTCCGGTTATGCAGACAACACCCCGGTCCATAGGCATCGGCAATGCCCCAGGAGGTGTAAACTTCATGTCAAATGGTAGGGCGCCATCGTAAAAACAATAGAACTCTTCATCTAACCAGTTACACAGATTCTCTGTTGCTTTTGGGCCTAATCCGGCACGCTCACAAGTGTCTGGTGTTATTTCAGTAATAGATCGCACAGTCTCAGACAGCTTCTTCGTTGCCGTTTTTCCGATCAGTGGAATACCAAAAGCAGGTAATACCAAGTCAAGAGGAGCCGAAGCAGAGTTTTGAATCTCTGCGTGTAGCTTTGTACCGAGCTTCTCGCCCAGCTTCTCACACAGTAAAAACTCATCGTAGAGATAAACTTGATCGAAGTCCTCTATCTCTAGCTTCTCTATTGTTGCGGGGCCAAGCCCCTTGATCTTCAGAGTCTTTGCAAAATGCTCAATCTTCTTTTGCTTCTGTGCTAAACAAGTTCTGCTGTAGCAGTAGAACAAATCATTGACCGAAGTAAGCTCACCACCACAAGACGGACATTCCGTGGGCGGTAGGATTTGTTTTAGCATTTAAAAGTTTCTCCGAAAATGTAAAATATATTATACGAAAAAGTGAGTTAAAAGTCAAGAACTATTTTTCTGAAGGTCCACTCTGCGAACGATTCGCGGAATGATATCACCACTTCGTATTACTTCTACTTTGCAACCAATTTCTAAGTCCAAAGAGCGAATGTACTCGATGTTGTGTAGAGTTGCCCTGCCCACGACAGCACCTTCCACTTCGACTGGATCAAGTATAGCAACAGGGCTGACTACGCCCGATTTACCTACTTGCCACACAACATCGAGTAATTCTGTAATCATACCCTCCTTCTGCTCTTTGAGAGCAAAAGCGCCGCGAGGGTGGTGGGCTGTATATCCCATTTTTTTGAAGTTTTTTTGA